ATGATTGGTGAAGGTTTAACATTTAATATTAACGAAACTAATAATATTGTTACAGTTTATAATAGTGATTGTATATCACTTGATAATCAAAACAATTTTGAATTAAATGTGGGGATAAATTTTGACATAATTTGTAATCAATAATGGGATCAATAAGTACATATGGTTTTTCTGTAACAGGGGATTGTACAAATGAAGGGTTAGGTGCAGTAACTTTTTCTGTAACGGGTGACAGTCCAGATTGGTTGGTTATTGAAACACCTATCGCTGGTCTTAATTTACCAACATCCGGGTTAACAACAACAATAATAAATCCAGGACCACCAATAATCTATGATAATGTTTATTATTATTCAGGATTAAGTGCGGGAAGTTACTTTTTAAGTGTATATGACTCAACATATAGTAATTATGTTGTTGTAAATTTCAGTATATCTTCAGGTACCTGCGTTTCAATTAATACAACAGATACTACTTGTGGTTTTGATAACGGAGGGATAACCGCTACAACACAAAATGTCTATAGTAATGGGGCAACCTTTACGTTGTTTGATATTGACGGGAATTTTATTTCAAGTGGTAGTTCGGTAAGTAATGAATATGTTTTTCCACCTGTTTCTGCGGGAACTTATTATGTTGTGGCGGATGATGGTGGAGGATGTAGAGGTAGTAGTGAATCATGTATAGTTAGAGACTCTGTTCCTTTTGATTATGGTTATTATGTTGTAAATGATGGAAGTTGTATAAGTAATGACGGTAGTGGTAAAATATTTTTAACGGGGTTATCCGATCCTAGTTTATATACGATTAATTGGTTAACAAGTGTTAATGGACAAACGGGAACAACAGTAACAGGTTTAACTGCAGGATTGTATAACGTACAAGTAATTAACGAAGATGGATGTGTTGCGAGTAAGACAATAACTGTAACAGGCGTTGATCCATTAGGTATTGGTGGATTTATGACATACCCACCTGATTGTTTTGTAAACAATGGGGAAATAACTATAATTGTTACAGGAGGAACTGCACCCTATTATATAGGTTGTTCCAATGGAGATAGTGCAATTATTTTTGGTAGTGACTATACATTTACAGGATTATTCTCAGGAACATATAGTTTTAATATAATTGATGCCGGCGTATGTAAAGTGTCAGGAACAACATCAATTAATACATCAAATAGTTTTCAAGTATTAAGCGTTAACACAACAAATTCAACTTGTAATGATAACTCAGGGTCAGTAACCATCACTTTAATTGGGTCAGGATATTATACATATAGTTTAACTGATTCCTTAAATAACACAACAAATTTCGGACCTACCACTAATATCGTACAACAATTTAATACATTATCTTCGGGTGTTTATGATTTGGTTGTGACTGATGGTGTATGTACTTATGAGACAACAGTTACAATTAATAATACCGAAAAATTTACAATTTCGGCAATAACTCAAAATACTACTTGTGGTTTAAATAATGGATCAATACAATTATTAGCAAGTTCAGGTGGTACTTTACCATATAGTTATCAGATAACAGGTTATCCACCTTCACCTGTAACAACATTTAGTAATTTAGCTCCCGGCAATTATGTTGGGACAGTAACTGATAGTACAGGTTGTTCACAAACTTTAAATCTTTATGTAAATAATTCTAATGGGGTATTATTTGATTTGGTTGTAACTCAACCAACAAGTGGTAATAATGGAGCAATATCTACATTAATTTATGGTGGAACACCAACATTTACATATAATTGGAGCCCAAACGTTAATGGTCAAACAGGGTCAACTGTTACTTCATTAAGTGGTGGTACTTATAGTTTGGAAATTGTAGATTCAAGCGGATGTACATATACAAAAACGGTTACTTTATCAGGAAGTGATAAAAAATTAAGTTACCAAACATATAATATATGTAACGATAATTTCCAAAGTACGGGTATACTTGGTAAACGAGGTATGCAACAAATGTTATCTGAAGGATTTAAGGATCTTACTTATGATGATACTGGATGTATTTTAAAAAGTGCTAATTTTATTGCAGATATAACTGTTGATGGTGTAAATACGCAACAATCGTTTTACGTTTCTTCAGGATTAACAGATTTTCCATCTGACTATGCGTGGGGTCAAGCAATTACTGAAGTTTTGGAAAGTTATGATGGGATAAGTAAAGTTGAAATTAATTACTCAACAAATGAGATTAAAATCTACAATAAATGTGTGGAAATAGAAGGTTGTCAACCTGAAACAATTTATTATTTATCTGATGCTAATATTGTGATCAATTTAAAATTGGAGTATAATATTTCTTGTCAACAATGTATAACCACACCTACTCCGACACCTACTTTAAGCTTAACCCCTACTTTAACGCCAACACCTACGTTAACAAGAACATTAACACCTACACCAACTAACACTCCGACGTTAACAAGAACTTCAACACCGACACCAACTGAAACTCCAACAAACACACCAACATTAACGCCAACTAATACACCTACACCTACTAACGCATCAATACCTTTTAATTTTAATGTGAGTTATAGTTGTTCGTTACCATCAAGTATTGTTGTTAGTGCGCTTAGTACGATAGGAGGAGTACCACCTTATCAATTCGGTTCTACAACCTTTACGTCACAAGCCTCGGCATTAGCAAACACTAGTTGGGTTACCTCAAGTAGTATAGGTTATGGGGTTTCACCATCATCAGATAATACTTATTGGTTGGTAGGTAGAGATTCTATTGGTAATATTTTGGCAAAATCAGTAACCACCGCTTGTTATTCAACCCCTACCCCAACCCCAACTAATACATTGACACCAACACCTACTTCTCCACCTATAGGTGATTCTTTTATATCTGTATGGAGAACAACTAGTTCTTCAGAAACTATTAATTTACCTTACGATCCTTCTGGTGCATATAGTGGGATAATTGATTGGGGTGATGGTAATACGTCTGTTAATTCATATGGGAATAGGTCTCATACTTACACTACCGCAGGTGATTATACCGTAACTATAATTGGTATAACAGATAACTTTAGTTTTTATCACGACACCACTAATATATTAAACATATTGAGGATTGAGCAATGGGGGAATGTAATAATTGGTAATACCGGTTATCAATTTGGTTATTGTTCTAACCTTACTTTATCTACAGTTACCGACATACCAAATCTTACATCAACAACACTTTTTGTGGCTATGTTCGGAGCTTGTTCGTCATTAACAACTATTAATAATGGTAATTCTTGGGATGTTAGTAATGTAACCGATATGGATAGTATGTTTGCCTCAACACCATTTAACCAAGATATTAATTCTTGGGACGTAAGTAATGTAACAAATATGAGTGAAATGTTTATTGCTTCGCAATTCAATCAAGATATAAGTTCTTGGGATGTTAGTAATGTAACCGATATGGATAGTATGTTTGCCTCAACACCATTTAACCAAGATATTAGTTCTTGGAATGTAAGTGGTGTAACGGATATGGGTACAATGTTTTACCAAACACCGTTTAACCAAGATATTAGTTCTTGGGATGTTAGTAATGTAACCGATATGAATGGTATGTTCTTTGAAGGAACGTTATTTAATCAACCTATTGGTAGTTGGAACGTAAGTAATGTGATTAGTATGGGTGGTATGTTTTACCAAACACCGTTTAACCAAGATATAAGTTCTTGGGATGTTAGTAATGTAACTAGTATGCCAGAAATGTTTTACGGTACACCATTTAATCAACCTATTGGGGGTTGGAATGTAAGTGGAGTAACCGCTATGTGGAATATGTTTACTTCAACACCGTTTAACCAAGATATTAGTTCTTGGGATGTTAGTAATGTAACCGATATGAATGGTATGTTCGCCGCAACACCGTTTAACCAAGATATTAGTTCTTGGAATGTAAGTGGAGTAACTAGTATGAGGGCTATGTTTAACCAAACACCATTTAATCAAGATATAAGCTCTTGGGATGTTAGTAATGTAACCGATATGGATATTATGTTCTTTGACGCAACATCATTCAATCAAGATTTATCTTCTTGGTGTGTCACATTAATACCGTCATTACCAGGATCTTTTGATTTAAACGCAACATCTTGGGTATTACCTAGACCAATTTGGGGTACTTGTCCACCGTAAAAACTTGAAGTAAAATTCACTTTTAGTTATTATCTAATATCTTTTAATGTATGGAAGATATTCTATTTGTAACTGCACAACCTGACGTACCCTATTTTCATTGGCAAGTAAAATTATACACACATAATTTTATTGAGAAAGGAATTAAACCTTGTCAGATCCATGTCATTTTTGGATTACAAAAAAAACAACAACCATCACAAGGTGCGTTAGAATTATGTGATTATGGATTCAATGTTCATTTCTATGATGATGATCGTGAAAACAAATCATACATACCAAGTATAAAACCTTATTTAATTTATGAGTGGTTAAAAGAATACCCTGAAAATGGTAAGTTATTTTTCCTACATGATTCGGATATAATCTTTAATAGATTACCTGATTTTAATAAATTACTTAATGATAACATTTCTTATTTATCTGATACCATAGGGTATATTGGTTACAACTACATTAAAGATTGTTGTGATAGATATGAGAAACAACATCCAACATCAAACAAAGAACAGTTACTCCAAGAGATGGTTGACATCATAGGTGTTGATATTGATCTTATAAAACAAAATCAAGAAAATTCAGGTGGAGGTCAATACCTCATCAAAAATACGGATCCACTATTATGGGGTAAGATTTATGATGATTGTACACCACTATATAATCAAATGTTAGATTACCAAAGAAGGTTCCCAATTAACCCAGGTCAAATACAATTTTGGACTGCGGAAATGTGGTCGTTATTATGGAATATGTGGAATTCGGGATATGAAACAAAAATCACAAATGAGTTAGATTTTTCTTGGGCAACTGATGATATTGATATTTATAATAAAAAACCAATATTACATATGGCAGGTGTTACCGACCATTTAAAGACCACGAAATTTTATAAGGGAGATTTCATAAACAGGAATCCGATTGAGGATTTAAGAAAGGACATTAATTTCTTTAATTATGTGGACAAAAATAGTTCTACAATTAAATATATTGAAGTAATGAAGTCATTTTTGGAAAAAAATAAATAACTGATTATTTATTAGTAATGGGAACTCAACCGATATCAATAAAACCTGTAAATGAATGTGCGATAGTAACGTTATTTCCAATGACTGCTATTTGTAATACAACTAATCCAAGTTCTCCACAATCTTATGATGGGGCAATTAGTTTAATGGTTAGTGGTGGAACTCCACCATATAATATAACTTGGGAAGAAGGTGGTTCAGGCCCAACAAAAGATAATCTTGGTGTTGGAGATTACCATGCAACTGTTGTTGATTTTTACGGTGATTTTACCGCAAATACTATTTGTAGTTTAACTGCAACAACAACTACATCAACAACATCTACTTCAACAACTACATTACCTCCATATGGTAGTCTATGTATGTATTTTATGGATACCAAAGGTTCAGATTATCAAACAAATCAATTCTTATTTAACGGATACTTAAATGGGTATCCTACTTGGATATCTGACGATGACTTATATAACATATATTGGAGTACAGGTACCACAAATCAATGGTTAGTTGATGGATGGAGTGATGGGATTATTTACAATTCAAACACATCTACAGTCCCACTAACAGGATGGCAGTTCTTAGGTGGAAGTTACTCAGGGACTTATACTATTACGGTATCTGAAGGGGATTGTGTTGATAATGTCATGATCAATTTATCTATAAATAGACAATCACCAACTTGTGGTCATAATGGTAGTATTATCATAACCGCAAATGGTGGATCACCGGCATACCAATACTCAATTAATGGAGGTACAACATATCAATCAAGTCCTGTATTCACTAATTTATCGGGTGGAGTTTATTCCGTTAAGGTTAAAGATTCTAATAACGTAACAACAACACAAAGTGTTACATTATTAGCACCACCACCTAATCAAACATATCAAATTGCTTTGGTTACAACGGGTCCTAACTCATTTAATGTAAATGTTACACCTACATTACCTGTTGGTGCATCTATCACTTTTGATTTAAAACATAATAGTATATTTAAAGTCGCACCTTCACCAACCGTGGCGGTATACAATAATGTGGTTACTCTAATCGTTAATGGATCACCAATTGCAACACCATCACCAATGGCAAGTAATAGTGTTGCGTTTAATCCTTGTGATTCAGGGTCAATCTATACAAAAACTAATCTTACTACTTGGAACTCATTAACTTTTAATTCCACAACAACAGTTAGTGGTACGTTTACAAACACAATAAATCCGATTACTCCTTTAGTTAATTGTTATTATGTTAATGGATTTAGTGATGTAACTATTTCAAAGGCAATCTTAAATAATTGTGAATGTTGTAATCTAACAATAAAAAACCCTGCTAAACAACAATTTAATGAAACTAGGTCTTAAAAGGGTAAAAAATTATAAATAAACTATTTATTGATTAAATGAGCTATATATTAAAAAATACATCAGGGTTAGTTAACACTAGAATCACTGATACAGGAAGGTTAAAGTTATCACAAGGTAATTTTAACATCTCATATTTCCAAATTGGGGATAGTGAAGTGTCATATAATGAATTACCAAACACCTACAACCAATTTAATAGTGTTGTATTAGAACCAAGTTTTAATAGTCAAAATAGTGCGGGTTCTCCTGAATCAAACAAACAAAACATTAAGTATCCATATTTTGTGGATGTTAATAATAGTAATACATATGGAATACCATTTATGGATTCTGTTATTGAACCTGTTTACAATAGAGCTCCATTAAGGGGGTTTTTTACGGGTAATACAAGTGAAAGTACAATAAATTGGAGTGCGTTTACTAGTTCTAAATATGTTGTGACATCTAACTACATAGTTGATATGTCAACGTTAAATGGATCAAATCAAATAAAAATTATTCAAGACATATGTGACCCTACTAATACTAAAAAACCTGGTGTTGGAGATTTTATTACAATTTATTATGATGGTTTAGCGAAATATGATTGTTCTTGTATTAATTTACCCACACCTACACCAACTGCAACAATAGGAACAACACCTACACTTACTAATACGCCAACTGCTTCAAATACTAATTCTGATCCATGTGCGTCACCAACTCCGACACCTACACCGTCAGCGACACCTTGTTTAACTCCATCAAACAAACCTGTTTGTCCTATACCTCCTGATCCGTTATGTGTTAAACCTGTTCATTCATGTTTCCCTATATTAACTTATAGGATTATTGATGTATGTGAGGATAATGTAACATTAGATAGGCCAACACCTAATTATGTTGGATTAAGTACATATTGTTTTGGTAGAGTTTTAGTATACCCACCAAACATGACAACAATTTATGATAGTATCACACCTCGACCACATTGGGCGGATGATGTTATTAATTTTGAATCAATTTGTGATATTGACCAATTTGATGTGAAAGTATGGAACATGAATATTCCATGGACTGAAAGTCCTGCGGGATTAAGGTCTACTGAATATGAAGATTATACTTATTTTGGTTCTATTGATTATATTGGTAGTAAAGAATATTTTGGGTACAATTCAACATCAGGTCAGACAGATACAAGTTACACATATTACTACAACTCATTTGATGAAATTGTTCAGGTTAAACCTGAAGAACAAAAAGCGATAGCAATTATACATTATACCAATCAGACTATAGATTTCTTCTATGGTGAGAAATTTGCGTTGGAACCGTACAATAATTCAAATCCTGAAAACACTACAGGACAAGCGAGAAACTTTAAATTACATATGCCAACATTAATGTGGCATAAAAATCCTGAATGTTGTTATGGTCAAACATTTTGGGTTGATCCTCCGGGATTTGATGGAAAAGACTTATTCCAAGTTCAATATATTAAGTCAACTAAAAATGGTGATATGAACCAACCTGGTATTCGTTATTATCATTTGTGGGACACCAATGCAAATGCAAATGGTTTACCAAGTAGAGTTGGTAAAGTATTCCCTGATAGTAAATTAATTATAATTGATGATGAGGAAATAATTGCGTCATTATCTTATAAATCAAATAGAAATTGGACATTAACTGCTCCTCAAGTCTCATTAATTACACCAAACACTTGTGGTTTAACAACCGCAACTACAGATGGTATTTTAACGGGTAATGGAGAAACTATGTATGTGACATATAGGTTAAGTAATCCTAATAATTTCACTAATTCATTACATTGTAATTATTATTCAAAAATTGTTGGTAACAATAATGATTGTAATCCTGACACATCTAAAAACGTGGCGGTAAGATTTGGGGCTGAGTTTAAATGTTTAACTCAACCTGGTTATCTTCCTGTGACGACTACAACAACTTATTCACCATTAACAACGACAACAACTACTTATTTACCAATAACAACAACAACTACATTATGTCCGACATTCTGTGAAACACCTAATGGGTTCTTCGCAAGTGATTTCCAAGTAATTGCTCAAAAAGTGGTAACGGGACAAAGACCTGATCCATCTAAATGGAAAATTATTGATTATACTAATTCATTATCCGGAACAACATCAAATGGTTACATTACCGAGTCAGGTTTAACAGGAACAACATTTGTTATTACACCTGATCTTTATAATAACGCACCGTACTATAATCTTAATAACTATATCCCATTAACACCACTTGGTACTACAACTTCTAATCTTAATTTTGGTGATGAATACTTTTTCTACGGATCTTTTGAAAGTGATATTCAAGCAACAATCTATGAAATGAGGTATAAGGTGAATTTAAGTTTTGCGGAATTTCAAACCACGACTAACCCAACATGGAAGTCAGGGACAAATTCTTATATAACCGAAATTGCCTTACTTGATAGTAATAAAGATGTTATGGTTATATCTAAAATGCAATCACCTATATTAAGACAGGGGATTCAACAATTCGTAGTCAAGTTAGATTTGTAAAAAACTTTAGTTTTATCTTCTTACTATTATATTATAATAAAACAATCTTTATGAGGACACCAATTAAAAATTCACCTAAAGTATTAGGGTTAGACATTTCAACTAAAACAATAGGATGGGCACTTTTTGATATTAAGACTAAAGAGTTATTAGAATTAACTCACGTATCACCAAGACCTAAAAATAAAGATACTGAAGAAAATAAGATGTTAGAATTAATATTGAAATCTGAAGTATTCAAAACTAAATTGGAAGATTATAAAAAATTAGGTATTGTAAGTGTTATTATTGAGGAACCATTATTAAACTCTAATAATGTTTATACAATTCAAACGTTATTGAGATTTAATACTTTAATTTGTAAAACAATATATGACATATTAGGAATTGTTCCCGAATTCATCTCAACTTATAACTCAAGAAAATTTGCGTTTCCTGAGTTAGTCCAAGAAAACGATAAAAAGAAACACGTCCTATTTGGAGGACTTCCTAAGGACATTGATAAGAAAATGATCATATGGGAGTTGGTTGCAAAAAAAGAACCTCAGATCCAATGGCAATACACTAGAAATAATACTTTGAAGAAAGAGAACTTTGACCAAACAGATGCTTATACTTGTGTATTAGGTTACATGAGAAGTAAGGAAATTTGGATTTAAGTGGTAAAAAAACATAGATAAATCCAAATATCGTCTTTTTAACCGATAAAATCAGATATCGTCTTTTTAGACGATATTTTTTTTTGTCTTATAATTTAATTACAAATACCTATATTGGTTATTGTGACGGAACTTGATGTTGTTGTTGGGATTGTGGATGAACATATAATTACTGACCCCTGACTACTAATATTTTGCGTTGTTGGTAATCCTGTTGAACACAAGGTATAACTGACAGATACTGATGTCACCGATGTCACCGAATTCTGTCTGGCGTATGGTATTTGAATGGAATTATTTACAACTAAATATTGGTAACAAATAGGTAGTGGGGAAGAAGCCGTTGGTGTTGGAGTACTTGTTAATGTTGGTGTTGGAGTTGGGGTATTTATTATAACACATTGTGAACAAGCACCATCTGATTTAGGTCCAAGTATTCCTGTTAATACGATAGTACTAACTCCTGAAATATCACTTACAAATCCTTCATATGTTATACAAGTTGAAATACCATTCACAAATGATTGGTACACATATTCTTCAGCTGGCGTTTCACCAAAAGGATCTAAAACAACATCAGTCGTATAATATAAGAAACCTGACACACAATCTTTAAAACTTTTACTACCATTACATCTGATGTAATCGTCAAATGTATTAAATGTAACAGACCCATCAAAATTACAATTATATTGTGGAGATGCGGTTGGTGTTGGAACCATTTTACCACTTGTTGCGGTAGGTGTTGGTGTTAATACATTTACAGTTACCGATATTCCTTTACCACCACAAATCTCAGTTGCAGTAGGTGTTGGTGTTGGTGTAGGTGTTGGAGTACCTGTTACCGTTGCCGTCGGAGTTAAAGGTAATTCACAATCAAACGCCGCTTCAAATGATATTGGTTGACAGTATTGGGTTGGGGTTGGTGTTGGAATAGGACAAGATCCACCTGTAAAGAAATTGTCACATAAATCGGGACAATCACTGTTACAAGGAGATGGTCCAAATAAAAAACAATCACCGTCTAATGAATCTGATAAACACCAACGATCATCACCTGAAGAATAATAAATGAGTAAACCATTTGTTATACCCTCCCAATATATTTGTTCATTCCATGTACCACCACTTATATATGTATCATCATATAAAACATTACCTGTAGAAATACAATAGGTTTCAAATGGACATATAATTGGTGGTTCAGGGCAAATATCACAAAAATTATATTTAACACAGGTATTATCACAAGAATTATAAATATAACCTGATGAACAAGTATAACCTGAAGTTAAATATACGCCAGCATTAGATTGTACTAAAGTTGCTTGGGTTTTACCTGATGATGTAAATATAATATTAAGATCCGAATATAATGTTGCGGAATTTAATTCGGGTAATGTGTTATCATAAATTTCACAACCAAAACCACCATATGAACCATCATTTCGACCATATAATTCAATAATGTGATTACCTGAGTTTAAAGTTAACGGGTAAATATTCCATCTTTTATATGTCCTACCTGCGGTGTTCCAATATGTTGATAAACTAGAGTCAACAATTGTACTACCATCAATTTTTAATTTAAAATCATTATCACCCCCAATACCTATATAATATGTTTTTGTTTCTTCTATATCAATACATTGACTGAAACCAAGCCATACATTATATGGAGGTGCGGAAGAAGGGTAATTTACGGTCCATACACCACATCTATTTAATGGGCCATCAGTGGTATTAAATAAGGGATTATCCCATAAAGTATTTGAAGGTAATAACACATAATCACCACCACTTGGATTAGTAAAACCTGAAATACTATAACCTGGATTATAAACAAATGACCCATATACACTATATTGTGAATACCCTATATCAACAAATGATATTGGTGTTAAAGGGGCCGTTGATGATACAACATCTAATGAATAACATTGAGTTTCACTATATGCTGAATAACTTTCTCCACATTCCGAACAACTATCCGCACAAATTGTTGTGGTTGTTGTTGTTAATGTTTCTGTTGGTGTAGGAGTTGGTGTAGGGGTTGGTGTTCCTGGTTCAATTACAATATCCGCACATTCTGGAGGTTGTGATGCCCCATAAATTTGATTTGGTGCGGTTTGTATAAATGTAAGAGTGTAAGGTGATGATAATAAAAAATTATAGATTTGACCTGCGGTATCACAAACATATAAATTACCTGATGACATAAACATACCCCAAGGGTTTGGTATTGTTGGACTAACTAATACGTCTGCTTCAATATTTCCTGTTGTGTAGTCATGTTGGGTTATATATTTATTTGCACCTGCGGTATATGAACAAATTAATTTATTTGGTGCTGAGTAAGTATAGACCATATCACCAGCGATTGATCTTCCCAGAGGAGTTGGAAATTTAGTGGTAAATACCGCAGGAGAAGATGTTATATCTATTTCAACTACATTACCACCAACTGTACTTACTAATGTTGTATTATCAATTACACCTAAACCCGCACCAAGGTTTGAAGGTAGAGTAATATCTCTATTAAACGTTGCGGAAAATGGACATAATGTTATGTCCCACTCTCTAATTTTACTAGGGTCATATAACCATAATTTTGTGGTTGTATGAGCAATGTCATTTGAGGATAAAGTTGGTCCAAAAAAAGATGTAATGTTTGTGGATATATTTGTTGAAAACACATACCCATATATAAAACCACTAAGATTAAAAATAATGTCACAAGTATTTAAACAATATGGTACAGTTGGTGTTGGTGTTGGTGTGGGGGATAAACCTGGTGTTGGTGTTGGTGTAGAGGATAAACCTGGGGTTGGAGTTGGTGTTGGGGTTGGGCAAGGAACAATACCATCTATTTGACGACCTTTGTAACTATATGTATTTATTCCATCTGAATAATATGCTGGATCAGGAGGATTTATGGTACCACCCGCATTTAAAAAAAGATCGGAACCAATTACAAGAGGTGGTGTTGTAGTAAACAACTCAATGGTAAAAGGACCTGAACATAAACCTGTTGATGTCGTACCTGATATAAAAAATCCTACTGAAATTGCCATTATATACTAATATTTTCTGTTATCACACAATCATTATCATCAATCACTTTAACCACAAAATCTGTAAATGAGGAAAAAATTGATGGAATCATAAAAGAATATGGTAAATCACCACTATTAATTGTTGACACATATATACAAGTTGTATACGATGTATCACACACGTAAACATCATAAGGTGATATTCCTGTAATAGAAGTGATTGTAATGTTTGTATCCATATATTTTTATTCTATTGTATAAATATAGTGGGAATGAAAAACTTGTGAAGTTGATTAACCGAATTAATTTACCTATATTACTAAAGATGGAAGAAAATGATGCAATTGTTGAATTATTAGAGGACCTTTTGGGTGACCACGGACTGCACTACCCCAATAAGGGTCAGATATCTTTCAACTGTCCCGTTTGTGATGAGGGTAGAAATAAACATAATTTAGAAATAAATTACGTAAATAACGTATATAAATGTTGGAGTTGTGGAGATATAGATGGTACTCACGGATCTTTGGGAAAACTTTTTGATAAGTACGGAAACAAGAAATTAAAGAAATTATATAATGTCTTAAAACCTGAGACGGTACAACCAAGACAAAAAAGAACAAAAAAATTAACACTTCCTGAGGGTTTCACGTTATTTACGGAATCAAGTCCGGTATACCCTGTTAGAAGACAAGCGTATAATTATTTAAAAAGTAGGGGAATAACAGATGAAATTATTAAGAAATATAACATTGGTTTTTGTGATCGTGGTAGTCATACAGGTCGCATTGTTGTACCATCATATAATAGTGAAGGAGAATTAAATTATTATGTTGCCCGTAGTTGGGATACAAAAAGTAAGTTTAAATATAAGAACCCTGAGGCCGAGAAAGACAAGATCATCTTCAATGAGAGACTGATTGATTGGGATAAAGACATCTATTTGGTTGAGGGTGTATTTGACGGATTCTTCTTGGATAATTCAATTCCGATGTTAGGTAAACATATGTCGGAAATTCTATTTGAAAAAATATACATGAAATCTAAGGGAGATGTAATAATTGCTCTTGATGGTGATGCTTGGGATAACGCAATAAAACTATATCGTGAACTTAATGGTGGTGAGTTGTATGAACGAATTAAGATCGTTCATTTACCTATGGACCAAGATGTGTGTGATTTAAGAGGAAATATAAACGAATACTTCGTAAAATTAAAAGATTAATGGATTTAAAAAAAATAGCAGAAGAGATTAGAGAAATCATCTCAGAAAAACAGAAAGAGTTTCAATTAACGTTTGAGGAGGATGAACACAAATATACCATGTTAGATATAACGGGTAAGTTAAGAGATGATTTCCCTTCCGTATCAAAAGTTATGAAATTTTTCTATACTGAATTTGATTCTGAGGGAATTTCATATAGAAAGGCAAATGGTGATCCTTACGAACAACAACGATTATTAGAGGAATGGGCAAATGCTGGTACATACTCTACAAACATGGGTTCTCGTGTTCACTTTATCTTGGAGAAACATACGTTAGAAGAATTTGGAATTGATAAAGAAGTACGACAACCAGTTTACGAATGTGATGCGGAACAAATAATTAAAGGTGATACAATGGTTATTGCCGGTAAACGATACATCGACTTAATTAAAGAACGTAATTGTATCTTACTTGATACAGAGATGGTTTTAGGTCACCCTGAATTGGGGTACACAGGACAACCCGATAAGGTATGGTTAATTATTGGTGTTAATGGTGATCTTGGTATTTTGATTACGGATTGGAAGACAAACAAACCTAAAAACTTTGAAAAGAATAAGTTTACAAAACCAATGAAACGACCATTCGAGGATTTACCTGATAATGCTCTTGGACATTACAACACCCAATTACCATTCTACGGTAAACTATTATTAAAGATGTTAGAAGGGACAAAATATGAGAATATAAAACTGATGGGATGTATTGTTGTGTTATTAACTGAAGATAGAGAATTTGTGGAACATAGAGTTGGAAAGAAAACTATTAACACAATTCTTGAGATGGATATGAAAAAGTATTTGACAAAATAAATAAAATAAACTATATTATCGTATGGAAAGTTCAATTGAAATGATTTGGGTTACAACAACAAGTTGGGATCACGAATTACCTTTTAAAATAAACATTAATTATATAATAAAATGAGTGATGACAATATCATAAGACCTAAGATTGATCTTAGGCAACAACCAACCATTGTTTGTGGTGAGTGTGGATCAAAATTCTTCAAAGAAGTAACTATGTTGAAGAAAGTACCTAAATTATTAACAGGAAGTCCTGACGATACAATCGTACCGTTTCCAACATATATGTGTAATAATTGTGGGTTCGTTAATGAAGAGTTTTTAATTTTTGAATAAGATGACTCACAAAGAATTTTACGTTTGGTTAGATGGTTTTATGACCAACAGAGATTGGACGACAATTAAACAGGTTGATATTGAATCGATTCAAAATAAAATGAAAGAGGTTAAGGACGAATTTCCTCAATACGGAATAGGTAAAGATAGACCTAATCCATTTATACCTATCCCTGTTAGTCCACTTACAAAAATTGGGGATATTCCACCACCACCTTGGGATGTAACTTGTAAAATAAATGAAAAATTAAACGATACAATATGAAATTAAAAGAATTTTTAGAAGTTGCCTTATTAGGTAAAAAAGATAGTCCAAATCTAACCAACGGAATGTTTGTGGATGAAACTTGTCTTTATGGTAATGAATTGGATAAATATAAAAACATAATTAAAGAATGTGATGAATTCGCAAAATGTGATTCGTTGGATATTTTAACGATGCCGTTGGTTAAGGGTAATGATGATAAAATTTACTCAGCTAACACCGTTAAATTATCTGATTTAATGGAATTTAAAGGTAAATGTTATCTATTATCATTGGCACTAACACCTGAAATGTATGATCCAAGTCGATTATTAAAACCTGTTAAGAATGGTGCGGCGATTGGTCCTGTTATGTATGACCCAATGTCTTTTGAACCTAGAAAACATATTTTATTAACTTGGTCTCCTGAAATGGCTCAAGATGTGTCAGGAGCTAATCATGAATTTACATTGAGAAATGATATTCATAAGTTATTAGATGATGTTTTGGATAACCCTGAAGAATACAAAACTAAAGGATTTAGAGGTATTATGGTTAGAGGATTATTTGAGGTGATAGACAATAATGATGGGTCTGAAGTTAATAGAAACGTTTATAACGTAGATTTAACAACAAATAAACCTGACGATGTTGGTTATGTAGTTTATTATTTTGAACAAAATGTTATTAAACCTGGTGAAATTGAAATAAGGGTAAATAAAAAAGTTATTCCATCACATTTAAAAGATAAATTTATTGATGAGATTGGTAATGACCCAAGACATATTACTTTAGAAATTATTGATGAGTTTTTGGAAAATCAGGGAATTAATCGTTATACGGGTAGACTTGCGGATATTTTGAAGAAAAATAAAGACGTTGAGGACAAAGTTAGTTCTATGGAAAAAAAAGATAGTGAAGTAAGAAAATTGATTATGGAACTTAAAAAAGTAAGTAAAAGATGAATAAGAAAATGATGAAATTAGTATTTAATACAACCGAAAAAACTGTAGTCCTTTATTCAGACATGGAGTCAAGTAAAGTGATTTTACAAATTAATGAAACTCCAACAGTAAAAGTTTGTCCTGAAGGTTTTTATGAAGTTTTTGTAAGGGATCCTAAAAATGGACACGGAAGACCTAAAGTTAGAATCCCAATTAATGAAGTAATAATGTTCATTGAAGATTAATATGGTTAAAAAAATAATACACTTTTCTGATTTACATATCAGATTATATAAAGATCACGATTTATACCGTTCAATTTTAGAAAAGGCAATTGAACAATGGAGAGAATTGGAACCTGATCGTATTGTATTTACGGGAGATTTGGTTCACTCTAAAAACCAAATGACACCTGAACTTATTGAGTTCGTCGCTTGGATTTTAACAGAATGTTCTTTTGTTGCTAAGACAATTATAATTCCTGGTAACCACGACTTTTTAGTTAATAATACTGATAGGTTAGATGCGTTATCTCCAATTATCAACTCATTAAATAACAAAAATATTGTCTATTACAAAGATAGAGGTGTTTATGAAGATGATAATATCAGTTGGTGTGTGTATTCACAATACCAAGGTAATATTCCTCCTGACTTAAATGTTGCAACGGGAATTAAAATTGGACTATTTCACGGACCAATTTCAGGGTTAAAAACTGATTTAGGATTTGAATTTGGTGAGGAGGCTTATGATATTGAAAAATTTGATGGTTTGGAAACCGTTTTATGTGGGGATATCCATAAAAGAGCTGAGTTCCAAATTAAAGGTGGAAAAGGTTATATGATTGGATCAACCATTCAAAATAATATTGGGGAAAGTATAGGTAGACATGGGTATGGAATATACGATGTTGAAACAAAGGGATATGATTATGTTGATTTACCTAACCCAAAACCATTTTTGAAGTTTGAGATAAAATCTTTTGAAGACATTGAAAATGGAACCGAAAAACTCAAAAATATTTAATAAAACATTAATGCAGGCAGTGTCTGCATTTTGTGATGCGAATAATATTGAGGATAAAGATGATTTCATCTACCTTTGTTTTAAACAGGGGTTTGACATTAAGAAGTTTGGTTTTTTGGGAGAAACACTTAATGAAGGTGAAAAAGACTTAAAAACAGACGGGATTGGTGAAAAACGTGTGGAAATTGAGGTAATCCGAGAAATACGTGTGGAAGTACCTGTTGAGGTTATCAAAGAAGTGGAAGTTATTAAAGAAGTTCCCGTTGAGAAAGTTGTCACAAAAATAGAATACATTAGTGACAAAACAGGTGAAAGTGAACTGTTCGGAAAAATCGAACAGTTGGAGGAAGAAATGTCTAAAAAAAATAATGAGTTAGACGAACTTAGACGTAATTTAGACATAATTTTAGACAAACCACCTGTAGAAATTGAGAAGATTGTTGAGGTAGATAAATCGAGTGATAAATTAAAAATGATGTCAACGACTTTACAGAATTTAAGGAATGACTTATCATTGAAAAACGAAAGAATAACTGAATTAGAAAAAATAAACCAGGAACTACAAAAAACGGCAAATTTACAGAACGCCACTTATATGAAGGGTTCCAATTTAAATAGTAGAATATGATACAATTAATAATGTTTATGATCGTGGCTTATGGAATGACCACAATCTTAGTTTACGGATCCATCTTTAATGGATTAAGAGATAAAATTAAAATTGCTGGTAGTGAAGAAGGGTATAGATTAACTAGACCTACGTTCAAGTTCATATCAGATTTGATATCTTGTATGTTATGTACAGGTACTTGGGTTGGATTTTTATTATCATTACTTTATTTTTCACCATCACATGAATTCATTGGACTTAATAAGTTTTTATCCGTATTCTTTGATGGTATGTTGTCCGCAGGGTCAGTATGGGCGATCAATGGTATAATTGAGTGGTTTGAAGAAAATAGACCAAGTAATAAATAAAAACAAAATATAATAAATGGGAAAAAGAGCCAAAGAACACAGAGCAAAAGTAGCGAAAAGAAATAATCGTATCGCTAAAGAGAAATCAGGAATGCAAAAGGCATTTGACAGATTGATGGAGGAACAAATTCAAAAAATGAAAAATAATGATGGATTAAATATAAATTCATCTGGTAGTACAATACCATTCGAAGTTTTTGATAAAACTACGTTAGATTCTATTGCTGAGTTTAAAGAAAAACATCCTGAATTAATTATGGGTAACGATGAAGAACTCCCACCAAATATTGAAGGTATGGATATGATCTTAGATGTTGAAAATACAGAAGACGAACAAAAATAATGGATGGATTTGTTCAACCCACCAAAATTATTTAATTACAATATAATGATAGAAGATTTAGACTTTTCAAAGTATGAGAACCCGGCAATACAAGTTGTTTGGGAAGATCTACAAGAAAATTTCACACAAGATAAGATTAAGAGTGTTAAACATTATTTCCAAAAGAAGTATAACACTACCAACGTGAATGTTTTAACAAAAGTTAAAAACGTTGAGACAGATACAATGCAAAGTATTGATGTGTCGGTTAACGTAACGGATGTTAATTATCAACTTGATCTATTAAAGAAATTTTTGGATTCTAAAGGGTATTCCGACTATAATGAAGATATCTTAGGTATTAACAGGATGGTTGAGAATCGAATGAAGGAAGACGAAACTGAGACAACACAATTCAAAAAGTGGTACATTAGAAACATCGAATTCTCAAATTTTTTATCATATGGTGAGAACCAAAGAATGGATTTTGATAAATGCAGTGGCGTTGTCGTTGTTGAATCAGATCCACCTAACTTTGGTGGGAAGACAGTTCTTTCTGTGGATTTGTTGTTGTTTTTATTCTTTAATGAGACAACAAAAACTACAAAGGCGGAAGAAATCTTTAATCGATTTACCGATAAAGACTCGGTAGTTGTTAAAGGTGAAGTTACAATTGATGGGGAAGATTATATTATCCTTAGAAAGATCGAAAGAAAACTTTCTAAAAAAGGAGAATGGAATGTGAAAACAGAATTGGACTTCTTCAAAAAAATGTCTGACGGTAGTTTACAGAATTTCACGGGGGAACAAAGAAGGGAAACTGAAGCGTTCATTAAAAATTCCATTGGGACCAAAGAAGATTTCTTAATGACCATACTTACAACCGCAACGAATCTTGAAGAGTTATTGGAGTCAAAACCAACGGCAAGAGGGCAGGTGTTATCAAGATTTATGGGACTTGAGTTTTTAAAACGGAAAGAGGAAGTTGGTAAAGAGATTTATTCTGAATTTAATAAATCAAAGATGTCAAACGTTTATAATTCGGAAGAGTTAAAAACTGACAACGAATCTTTAACAACAAAAATCGGTGAATTAAATGATCAAATTGATTCGATTAATTTAGAACTTGAAGATATTGGTAACAAAATCGTTCAGGGAAAAGAGTATCGTGATGATATGTTAAAGAAGAAACACGGAGACATAGATAAAGAAATTAGTTTGATGAACCCGATTAAGACTCAAGAAGAAATCGACGGTTTTGAAAGAGAAAAAACAACGTTCCAACAAAAGTTAGATGAACTTAAAGTTGTTGAACCAAAAGAATTTTATCATGAGGATGATCATGATAAAATTAAAGAGGAATACAATAACGTGTTCAAATCTAAAATTGAACTTGAAACGCAGATCAAAGAGATTGAGAAATTGAAGAGTTCTGTGAGTGATGGTATTAAATGTGAACATTGTGGAATTGAGTTAATGAACGCATCAATTACCCAACAAAAGATTACCGAACTTGATGGTTATATCATGCATAAAGACCAAAAAGTGGGGTTAATGCATGATTTAAGTATCAAAGAACAGGCATTTGTACAACTTAAAAAAGACTTTGATGAGTATGAAAAAAACAAACTAATCAAAGAAAAATACGAATTGAGTATTGAAAGTTGTGATTTAAAGATCGGAGCATTAAAGGGTAAGTTGGATCGTTGGGGTGATGTCCAAGATAAGATCAAAGAGAATACTCAGATTGACTCAATGTTGATTAAGGCGGATTTACGTTTGGATGAACTTGATCATTTAAAGAAACAAAAAAACACGAATATTACAAATAATGAATATCAAATCAAAACTTGTAATGAAAAGATTGATAACAATAAAAAACTAATTGTTAGGATCAAAGAGGAAGAAGCAAAAGAAAAGATTTACAAAATCTATATGGAAGCCTTCGGTAAAAACGGGTTGTCAAAAATTATTATGAAAACAATGATGCCTTTGATAAATTCTGAATTACAAAGATTGATGGAGGATAGTTGTTACTTCAAATTGGAGATAAGAATTAACGATAAGAACGAAGTTGAATTCTTAATGATTGATAATAGTAGTGGTATTGAAAAATTGATGGTGTCAGGATCTGGATATGAAAGAACAATTGCGTCATTAGCGTTAAGATCCGTATTGAGTAAGGTATGTTCATTACCAAAACCAAACGTGGTTGTTTTTGACGAGGTATTCGGTAAAATTAGTAATGATAATTTAGAAATGGTTTCTGAGTTCTTCATTAAGATTAAAGATTACTTTGAAAAGATCTTCGTTATAACTCATAATCCAATGGTTAGTCAATGGGCAGATACTATCGTTAAAATTAAAAAAGAAAATAATATCTCAAAAGTTTTGTAGTAATTGGATTTTATACGTATATTTGTAGAACATTTAAAACTAAGATATGAATTACTTACTTTTTGTATATCACAATGAAGACATGAAAACCCCTGATGTAACTACTGAAAACATTGGGGCTGAGTTATCAAAGATTATGTCATCAAACCAAGTTAAGTTTATGTTTGGTGATAAACATTCTATTTTTCATTTCGCAAGTGATTTCTCGGTTGATGAGATTGATGACTTCTTATGTTTAGTTTCTGCTGAGTTCGAAAACTTTAATTATTTCTTAACACAAAAGACTAAAAATATCAAATCTAATTTTGATGAGGACAATTTATTACATTTACTTACGTTAAGAAATACTAATAAGAGAAAACAAACTCCACCTAGATCGTTTGATTTTAAATTAGATGTTGGTGGTGAGGATTTTGATCGTATGGCAGAAAATTTTATGTCCTTACTTCCTAAAAAAGGGTGTACATTAACAATGGATGATCTTTTAGATAAGATCAACGATAAAGGGATCAATTCATTGACTGAAGAAGAAAAGTGTAAATTAGACGAATATTCAAAAAACTATTAATTAAAAATATGAAAGACAAAAACCTAGGGATTCCGATTAACCAAGAAGAGATTCAACACTATCTAAAAGATATTCGTAGAATCAAAGTAATGACACCTGACAGAGAGAAAGAACTGGCAATAAAGATGAAGTCTGAGGATACTCCCGAGCGTGAGAGAAAACGAATTGAATCTGAGTTATTAGTTGGTAATTTACGTTTTGTCATTACGGTGGCTAAACAATATCAAAACCAAGGTTTAGATTTGTCTGATCTTATTGCCGAAGGTAACTTAGGGTTGATGAAGGCAATTAAAAACTTTGATTGGCATAAAGATTTACGTTTCATATCATACGCAGTATGGTGGGTTAAACAATCGATCATCCAATCATTGAATGACAATTCAAGAACTATTAGACTCCCAGTTAATGTAGTACAGGATCTACATAAGGCTAAGAAAGAGATTGAGGTAACAGGTAAAGAATTGGATACAAAGTTCACCTCATTACCATCTATGATTGATTTAGATATGACAATCAATGAAGAAGGTGATACGTTGGTTGATATGATTGCAAACCCTGACGCACTTGCTCCTGATGCAGGATTCAACACCAAAGACATTTTGAAAGACAAATTATTATCTTTATTGAATGTGTTAGATGATAGAGAGAAAGTGATCATTGAGGATTACTTCGGGTTAAGTGGAACACCAAGAACACTTGAAGATATTGGGGGTGACTTTGGTTTAACTAAAGAACGAGTTAGACAGATCAAGGAAAGAGCACTTAGAAGATTGAGAAATGAAAGTTCAGAACTATTTGATTACTTATAAAAAATAAAAAACATGGGAAGTGTAATTGATTATATTGAATGTCCAAATTGTAAACAAGAAGCGTTTAGTGACTTCTATTACAAAACAGGTGAGGATTATGTTAATTGTAATAATTGTGGGTACCATTATTCTCAAACATTAAAAAGAGATGAAAATGGAAAATTTGTAACCGAAGATGGTACTGATAATTATAAATTTGATAATCTTATATTTGAAGTTTCAGAACTTAAAAATCCATTTGGTTCTTACCGTTTAAAAGTTTACCAATCACCCGCAAATCAATGTGGATCATTTGAAAATGAAGATCAATACAATGAATTCAAAAAAAATATTGAAGGGGATGTTGAAATTGAGTTCTGTTCGGTATCTAGATTTGTGGACGGTGAGATCAAAGTTGAAATGTTAATTGATAATGGACCTAAGGTTGATTCTGCTGGTTTTACACAAGAAGATAATTTTATTTAAAAAAGATTTGGCAGATTGAGATAAACGTCATATATTTGTAGAACAAAACTAAACAACTATGACAAACACAGAAACAATCAAGAATGTAGGATTATCAATCTCTAAAGGAACTTGGGAAGGGGCTAAATGGACATTGACGGGAAACCCAAATAAAAACACATTTCGTAATTGGGAAAGTGCGTATGACTTTGAAGATTTTGTTAAAAACACATTAAAGATTAATGGTAATTTTGATTCAGAAAGTTGTCAGTTTTACGTTTACTTTGACACTAAACAAAAAGCAACCGCAGCTTTGAATAAGATCGAAAAACATTTCAAAAAAGTTGGTGAAATGTTAGGTTTGTAAGTGAAAAAGATATATATTTGTAAGACAAACGAAAAGGGTTGAACCGAGATTACCCTTACAACTCGGCGGAATGAGACACGATGTTCTCTAGGTGAAACTCCTCAATCTTGTCCTGGCGATAAGATGAAATTACACTCCCCTCTTGGTACCAAGGGGGGTTTTATTTTTATACCCAAATTACAATTTGGTTCTTACCTACCCTAAAAGGATTTCCTTTAGATTCTCTAAATACGGTGAATACTTCTAAAACCCAATTCGTTCCTGAAACGTGAACAGGGTTTAAAGGTATAGCCAATTCCCACTTTTCTGACTTAACAACAAAAGGTTCCCCATCTACTATTTCACGGTTAACTATTTTTTCTGCGATCTGAGATTTGGCCATCATTACAACCTCTCTAATCTCCCTATTCTCAATGGGTCTTTGATTATATCCCGTACCTTCTAATTCAGGTCGTGTTGATCTGTCAAAGGCGTGTTTTTTACGATCCACTTCCAAATTAAAGGTTACCTCAATGGATGTAACTATTTGTGCAATCGTTTTTTCTTGTAATAAAACTTTACGTATTGATTCTCTAAGTAATGACATAATTATATAAATACCTTATATTGATATTTATAAATACATTACAATTATTATGAAAGAAAAATTTTTACCTTGGTTTTTATTATTTTGTGCTCTTGGGTTATCAGGAACTGCGGCTTATTATAGTGTGGTGGGGTTATCTATTGTGTTTGTTGGGGTTGCTTTACCTGTAATTATTATGGGATCATTTCTTGAGATATCTAAGATTGCGATAGCGACATACTTACATGACAAGTGGAAAGAAACATACGGGGTGTTAAAAGTGTATCTTACAATTGCTCTTGTGACGTTATCGTTAATTACCTCACTTGGGATCTATGGATTGTTAAGTACTGGATTTCAGGGGAATATTGCAAAACTTGAGATTGGTCAGAAAAAGATTGCAAACATAGAAGTAAAGAAGACAAGATTTATTGAGATCAAAAACGAACAACAGAAAGAGAAAGACGCATTAGATAAGGACATTTCAAAGTTGCGTGATGGTTTATCTAATAATACGACAACACAATCTGTGGATAGAAAAACAGGGCAACTTATTACAAGGGCGAATAACGCTAACCGTAAATCATTTGAGGATCAATTAAACCTCACCACAGAGAATAGAGATAAGGCGTCAACTCGTATTGACGCAATGAATGACAGTATAACTAAATTAGATATTGAGATACTTGATATGGAATCTGCGGAGTTGGAGGGTAGTGAATTGGGATCCATTAAATATATAAGTGAGATTTCAGGTTGGGATGTTAAGAAGGTTGCGAACCTTTTCATTTTACTTTTAATTTTTGTATTTGATCCATTGGCGATTACTTTAGTTATTGCAACTAACCAAGCGTTTAAAAAAAATAAAAAAGGAAGTGTTGCCCCCCAAGTTACCCCCCAAGTTACCCCCCAAGTTACCCCCCAAGTTACCCCCCAAGTACCGACCAAGTACCGACCAAGTACCGACCAAGTACCGACCAAGTAAAAAAAGTGTGGGAAAGGGTTAAAAAACTAAGAGAAGAAGGTAAATTGTCTCCTGAATCACATGATGATGATGAACCTTCAGCATTGGCATTTACACCATATGATATAGAAGAGGAGGAAGAAAAAATAGTTGAAGGTCCTATCGTACAAAGAGAACCTTTAATTATAAGTGTTGTAAAAAGTTGGGAACCTGTATCTGATGAAGATTTATTTGAGAATCAAGAATACTATATGAAAAGTAATGGTACGGTTGGTGAGTCAACAACTACCACAACAACTAATGATGAAGTTAAGAGATTAGTTTATAAAAAGAATGATGAATGATGAAGACGTTATAAAATTTGGAGACTTCAATTATGAAGGTGAGGAGGAAGGTAAAACTCAAATAATTTTATCCCATACCTCAAGATTCGCAATAGATTATATCAATGGTCTAAAATATCGTTATGGAAAAAAGTATAATAAAATACCCAACTATCTAATCACCCGTGATGGTAAGATTATAGAACTATTAAGTCCAAAGAAATATTCCAAATACATTAAGGATGAGAACATATCTAAGAAGTCAATAACGATTTCTTTAGAAAATTTAGGTTGGTTGGAAAAAGAACCATTAAAAAATAGATACATTAACTGGATTGGTAATATTTATAATGGAAAGGCTTTTGAGCGTAAGTGGAGGGATTATTTTTTATGGCAACCTTATACTGAAGTTCAAATTGATAGTACCATACTAATATGTAAAAAACTAATTGAAGAATTTAACATTAGTAGAAAATGTGTGGGACATAACACTAAAGTAAATGGTGTTACTCAATTTGAAGGTATTGTAACCAGAAGCAATTACACCACAGATGTTACGGATCTAAGTCCGGCATTTGATTTTGATTATTTTAAAAAAAACATAGAAGATGAATAGACACGATGAAATAAAAAATTTAATAGAGGCATCTAAAAAATTATTAAATAAAAATTTAATTACTGAGGATATTAATCACATCAAAAAAAATCACGGATTAATAGTTGAACAAGGTGAGGAAGGACCAACCGAAGATCAGACTAAAGACTATGAGACCGCAGAAGATGGTATGGATGATGATAAAGAAAAAGATGAGGTAGTAAAAACTGATAAGTCAAAAGGTTATAGAATATCAGGTGGTATTATTGTTATTCATGGTAAGGATAAATCTGACTTACAATTAACTGGTGATGATAAGAAAGCATTCCAAGAAACTATGGACGAATTTGTTTCAGAAGTTTCTGAAATTGTAGATTTTAATAAATTAAATCTGTATACAAACAATGTTGAATGGTCGGGTAAGATAACTGAATTAGACGTTGAGTTCTTTTATTCAATTGGAGAAACAAATGGTATATACATTAACGGTACGATGACTAAGATTGACGACGATTATTTGGAGTTTTTAAATAAGTTAAAACAATATTACGAGAAATTCAAATCTAAATGGTCTAAAGTAATTTCATCAAGAAAGAAAACTCCTGAATCATGAAAGAATTCTTAAAGTATAATTTTAAATACATTATAATATTTGTCGGTGTGGTATTGGTATATTTTTTACTAATGGATCTAATGACACCATCAAATGGTATGAGTAAAGAGGATCTAAAGAAAATAGAGCAAATAGATAAAGACATTAATTTGTTGATTGAAAGTCAAAAAAAATTAGATGAATCAATTAATGAGTATAAAAAAGAAATTGAGAAAATTGATTCAACGATATCTAACATCAAAGTTAAAAAGGAAGTAGTGAATAATTACTACGAACAAAAAGGGAAAGAGATTAAAGATGCTAATGTTAAACAAGTTGATAGTTTATTAAGATCAAGATATAAATTTTAAGTATGAAAAATATAATATCAATATTATTTATTTTGGTGTCATTGACATCATTCAGTCAAATTAAAAAAGTTGACACAACTGAAATATGTTTACCATATAGTGTTGGAAAACAAATTATGTTAGATCTAAATAGATTAGACTCTACAACGGCAATCCTTAAACTAACTGAAACTGAAGTTATTGAATTAAATAAAAAGGTGGATGCACAACAAGGGATTATTGGTAATTTAGAAGATAAAGTTAAGATAAGTGATACAATAGTTCAAAAAACTAATGAGAAATTTGATATCGTTGACAAAATAAATAAAGATTTAGTTACCGATAACAAAAAATTAAAGAGAAAGAATGTAATTATAGAAATAGTCTCAGGTATTTTAATTGGGGCATTAACGTATCAAGTAGTAACACAATAATGGCACTAAATCAAACAGAAAAAAAAGAGATTGAAGTTTTAATTAGAAAAGAAATCAAAGATTTTTTAGGTTCTACTACTGCCAAACAATTTGAAGATAAACTAATTCAACAGGTCTCTAAAGATCTTAAACGAGGTAAACTAGAAGGTGATATTAAAGATATCGTTGTAAAATCATTTAGAGAATTTTTTACAATGATGTTCCATCAAAGAAGTTTCTGGGAATCAAAATTTAGAAGTTCATAATGGAAGATATAGGAAGCAAACTTAAAGATATGATATCTAGTCAACTATCAGGAAATTCTGATGCAAGAACTAAGGTCTTAAGAAGCCTTAAAGATGTTAAGGAAAGTAATGAAGGTGAGAGAAGAAATGCTCCGCAAGATTATTTAAAAGATCCTAATGGGTTAAAATTAGTGTTTGATTTGGCAAAACAAAAAAGAACTAATAAGGCAACAATTAGAAAAGAAATAAAAAAATTATTAAAAAACCCTGAAGAAATTAACGATTTCTTAAATTCAATATTATCATTTGTCAAATCAAAAAAAGGTAACGATAAGGAAGAGGCAAAAGAAATGACGGGTTCAGGAAGTGCTGGTGGATATTCAGCACCATTGTTTGGCCATGAAATGAAAGAAAGTGTTTGTAAGATTTGTGGTATGAAGAACTGCAAATGTCAGGATAAAAAACATGGTAATATACCAAGAAGAACGGAAACAAAAGAGGCCACAGGATCGGCATCATCAGGTCAATATTCAGGTCCCTCGATATGGGCAAAGTCAACCAATAAAAAAGATTGGGCACCAAAACGTAAAACACAATTTCCTGGTGGTAAGTTTGTCCAAGTTAAGAAAAAATGTAAAAAGTTTCCTTACTGTAATCAAGGGGATATTAACGCACTTAGAATCTTTGAAAACGAGACTCTTTCAAAAGTAATAAACGATTTATCAGATAAATACCAAATTCACGAAGATTTCATAAGGGAAATAATCTTCAATGAAATGTCAAAAAGGAATTTAATGTGATATTTATTAAATAAAAATAACTATGAACTATTATTTGAAAAATAAAATCCAAAAACTAATTAATGAAACTTTAGAAGATAAAGCCAATGAAGTTATGGGAAAATTAAAATTTAACAAACCTGGTAGTTCTTTTGACTACGTTGAAGAAGAAATGTGTGAATCATGTGGTGGAGAAATGACAGAAGGTGAATGTTCAGAATGTGGATATATGTCCGAAGGTAACTCACAAGAATGTAATGAATGTGGTGGAGAAATGAGAGAAGGAGAATGTTCTGAATGTGGATCTAAAGGTGGTGAAGTAATGGAAAAATTATACGGCAACCAAAAAAGAATTGATAAGAACCGTAATGGTAAAATTGATAGGGAAGATTTCAAAATGTTGAGAAAAGAAGAAGATATGGGCATTAACGAAAATGTTTTTTATGAATTAACAATGGCCGTAAATGGTAAAAGAGAAAAACTTTTATTTACTGAAGGTCAGTTTGAAGAAATTATTGAAAATATTGTCTTAAAAGAAGAAGGTAAATTTAATAAAGGTAAAACACCTGCAGGATATGCCGAATATGAAAATTCTGTTAAAAAATCAAAGAAAGAAGAAGAAGGGTATATGAAAGATTTATCCAAAAAAATGAAAGATTATTTGAAAGACGGATCTAAAGGTGAATATACAGAATCCCCAAAACACTTCCCTAAAGGAAATGGTGAATTGGAGAAGATGAGTAAGAAAGCGTATATTCCATCAGGAGCGGTTGAAGATTATATTGATAATTTCACCGCCGCTGGTTTGGAAAACTTAGAATACGATGAAATACACCCTAATGAAGATTGGGTAACAGATAATGTTGTTGGTTCATCAAGAACAGGTAATAACCCTGAATGGGCAAATGCGGTTGAAACACCAACTAATGAGAAAAGAAATAAAATCAGAAAAGATAATTTATTAGGTAAAATTAAACGTAAGGCGTATAACAAAGCAGTACAACCAACTGTTAGCGATAAATCAGGTGAGGATGAGGGAGATAAAATCATGGCGAAGTTAGAATCTATTGATGAAAAGAAAAAACAAAAGATCAATGAGGATTTTACACGTATAATGGATTTAATGTCTTACAAGAAAAACACTCAATAATTTACAATTACATAACTTACTACTACATTGTCCATAGATATTAATCTATGGACAATTTTTTTAACTACATATCGAAACAATTAAAACAGGAGGATATTGAGGTTTGGTTTAACATCAATAACATCATCCCCGAAAAGATGGAATTATATTATGATTTCTCCATCTCAATTCATAAGTTAATTTTAGAAACGTATCTTGGTGATGACGATGGTTTTGATGAAACTAAAGTCTCAATGAGTGATGAGGATAAAAATAATCACTTTGATTGGTGTTGGGATAAAACTATTGATAGTTTTAATTTAGAGAACATCACATTCAATAACCAAGGGGATCACTACGAGTACTTTAAATCATTTTTTTCTGAAATATATTATAATCAATCGGATAAAAAAATTAAAGATTCTATTAATGTGTTCTTTAGGGATATCTTTGATTTAGACAAACCATTCACCCAATCCGATTTAGATATGATACTCAATATCTATCGTAGTTTAGATAAAAATTTGGTCCTATAGTATTTACTAAGGTAGATTACTGAGGTATCATTATACTACATAAACAATAAAATACATTTAAAAATGGAAACGTTAGAACAAATTAAAACACTAGTTGAACAATTAAGTGCTGACACAACTAAGTTTTTTGCCGGTAATAAAAGTGCTGGAACAAGAGCAAGAAAAACATCTCAAGAGTTAAAAGCTTTATTACAAACATTAAGAGGCGAGATCTTAGAATCTAAAAAAAATGACTAATATTGAGACAATATATCTATTTATGTTCATTTTTTCAACACTGTCAATTTTCAGAGTTGTCGTAAAATTTATATTTTCCCTATTACAAACATCCCCTGAAAGATTGGTGATGAGTAATAGGGAAATATTACTTCAGGGTATCGCATTGTCTTATGTTATAACTTACACAATACAAAATTTATTATGAGTTTTTTTACAGAATTTAATACATTATCACCATACTTACAATCCGTAAGAAAGTTAAAGACTTATCTTTCGTTTGATATTCATTTTCCTAACACATGGAAAATACCTAAGAAGTTTGTTGATGAAGAAACGTTATTAGAAAATGAATCTAGCGAAACAGGAAAAAGATTCTTTTCATTTGTTAGTACCTTCAATGAAGAAGAGGTTGAGAAGATTTTTAATAATCTTAGAAACATTATTAAATATAATAAAGAAAGAGAGGAAAAGGACAAATTATTCCAATCTAAGGTTAATGAGTTGAAATCTATTTTTGAAAAACAAAATTTAGATAATTTACAAGCATTAAAATTTGAAATTTCCGAAAATCAAAAAATTGAATTAGAAGATGGAGAAGAAAATACAGACCCAGTTAGAAACACAAATTGAGTGGTTAAAAAATGAATCGGAGAAAGATAGGATTGAAGTTGAAAGAAATAAGGCCAACTTTATTAATCAAATCAAAAAATTAAAAAAAGAAGACATTGTTAAAGTTAATGTTGAAAAAATGACACTATGGAAGAGAATCAAGAAAGTATTGTTGGGGTAATGGAGAAGTTAGCGATGATTACTGATGCCGCCCAATCTTTATTTCCTGATGGAAAAACGGCAATAGTATTTGAATTGGCTGAATTTGATTTTAGAGAAGTCCAAAAAAACTTTAGAGAAATTGATAAAGGATATAATAGATTCAAAATCGATATATCTGGTGTTGAAATAATATTCATATTGGAAAATTCATATGAAGAAGAAAAACCTATCGAAGAACCTATTGAAGAACCTGTTGTGGTTAAAAAAGAGAGTTGGTTTAAAAGATTAATAAAAGGTAGTTTAAAGTAACTACCTTTTGTATGTTGTATAAGTTCTATATAACTTTGATTTGGGGATCCCTCCCCTTTCTAAAATATCATAAATGTATTTCTTTTGAGACTTACTTGAGTCTGGGACCAAGATACAATCCATTCTATTCTTATCTCTAAGATAGTTACCCAACACGTCAAGGAATCTACCTGACTCACTAACAGACTTCAATGAGAAACAATTAAATTTATCGTCATTTTGAACTACGATCTTATTATTAATTTTGGATACTAACTTCAACCCGTCTTTAGGTAGATAAGTTTTAATAAACTTATCAAATGAAATTTTAGTTGAGGTTTGGATATCATAAATCAATTCCTCCATTAAAAATTCAGAGATGGATAATATCGTATAATCACTACTATCCAATTCTACTTTTATTTGACGACCTAGTTCATCCTTTATAAAGTATGAGTCAAAGTTTTTAGAATTCTTCTCAAGTAAACCAATATTAAATGAACAGGATTTTCCGTTTTCAAACTGTGTGTTGAATCTAATCTCTTTATTACTTATTATTTTACCATCGTAGAACTTTTTAGCATTCTCGTAAGTCTTAAACGACTTTATTATTTTTTTTCTTTCTTTATTTTTGAATAGTACGATTAAATAGTTCATAATATTGATCACTCTTTAGTTAAGTATATTAATTTTTTTTTATAAATGAATAATGACAATTATTATGAGATTCTAGGTGTTGACGAAAAGGCAACCCAAGAAGACATCAAGAAGGCGTATAGAACCTTAGCCAAAGAAAGTCACCCCGATAAAGGTGGTGATGAAGAAAAGTTTAAGAAGATTACTGAGGCGTATGATACGATTGGAGACGCAAATAAACGAAACCAATACGATAATCGGAAGAGTAATCCATTTGGTAGTAATTTTGCCGATATGTTCAGTTCATTTAATCAACAACAACGACAAAGACAAGAAAATCACACTAGTGTAATAACGGTAAATCTGAGTGTGTTGGATTCATATTTAAGTAGGAACAAACAAATCACATATAAAAGAAAAACTAGTTGTAATGTTTGTGATGGTACAGGGGGGGAGAAGAAGGTATGTGCTACCTGTAATGGTGTTGGTAGTGTTATGAAACAAATGGGAACTGGTATGTTCGTACAAGTTGTTAATATGTCTTGTGAGACTTGTTCAGGTACCGGTAAAATAACTATAAATGCTTGTTATTCATGTAATGGATCGGAAACTAAAGATGAGATGAAAACATTGGATGTTAAAATACCACACGGAATAGAAGATGGTCAGTTCATAAGAATGTCAAATGTGGGGGATTTTAGAAATGGTAGATTTGGTGATTTGGTTATAAGGATTAACTTGGTGGAAGAAAATGGATTCTTTAAAAACGGACCACATTTAATATACAATTCTTACTTGAACTATGAAGATCTTACAAAGGAGGATTTAAATATACCTCATCCTGATGGGGACTTGAACATTAAACTACCTAAAGTGTTTGATACTTCAAAACCTTTAAGAGTTAAAGGTAAAGGGTTTAAAACGGGACAAATTGGGGATCTTATGATTAATCAGATTGTTAGGTTTAATAGACCTTAAAACAAGGACATAATGTCTTTGTATAAGGAAACCGCACCATAGATAGATAGGGCAAACATTACACCACCCGCAATAAAGACAAATCTTTGTGTTTTTCCTGTAGTTTGGTTACACTTTCTACATCCTGTTACTTGTGTTGCTTGATCTTTCATCTCTTCTTCCATAGTTTCTTTTTATTAATTATAAATATTACTAATTGACTTATAAAGATAAAACAACTACTTTTGTATAAAAAAAATATGTTAAGTTATATCGGAGGTAAGAGTAAAATTGGAAAGTGGATTGTCCCATTCTATGACAAAAATATGGAAACTTACGTAGAAACATTTGGAGGAATGTTTTGGTGTTTCTTTAATATGGACCTAAGTCAGTTCCCCAATCTAAAGAAAGTTGTTTACAATGACTTTAACCCGTTAAATTATAATCTCTTCCAATGTATTCAAAACCCTGAAAGATTATTGGAATCGATTAATGAGATTCCTTGTCAACAATTTGGTGAAGAGGTAACACCATCAATTTACAAAGAACAATTTGTAAGGTTTCAGGCTGAAATATTTGCTGAGAATTTCAGCGTAGAACCTGGTAATTATGATGTTGCCGCTAAATATGCGTATGTTTTAACACAAGTGTTCTCAGGATCTAAACCTGAAAAAAGTTCTTTCATTGACTTAAAAGGTAAATACAAATCTAAATACTTAACATTCAGAGATAAGTTAATGAAACCTGATTGGGTTGAACATTTTATAAAGATAACTCACGTTGAGAATATGGATTTTGCTGAGGTTATTGAAAAATACGATTCACCAACAACTTACTTCTATGTGGATCCACCTTATTGGAAGACTGAGAACTATTATTCTAACCACGATTTTGATAGAGAAGATCACGAAAGACTTTCAAAATCATTAATAAATATGGAAGGTAAGTTCAGTTTATCTTATTATGATTTTGATATTTTACACGAATGGTTTCCTGAGGATCAGTACAAATGGGAGAAAAAAGAATTTGCTAAAGCGGCGGCAGCAAAGAAAGGAACAAAACAAAACATGGGTGAGGAATTATTAATAATGAATTACTAATTATTTTTTACACTATTGGAATATTTATAATAAAACTTTACTATGGAATTACTTAAGGTATTATCAACTGTCATTAAAGAAAACACAAACGGTAAACGTCTTGTGGGTGAAGCAATGGCTGAAAAGGTTGTTAAATTTTTAATTGACAAATACAAACCTACCACTAAAGATACGGAAGAACAAATCACTGCGGTTATTAACGCATTTGATAAATATAAAAGTGGTTTACCACAAGATCAGAGAGACATCACTAAATTAAGTTATAGTGTTGTTAAAAATATTGTTTTATCCAAAGAGATTAAAAAACAAGAAAAAGGTATCTTCAAAAAATATATGGAGGCGAATAAAGGATCCGACAAAAATGCAGTTAAATTGGCATTACGTAAATTCTATGAGTTATTTCCTATATTACCTCTTAACCAAAGAGATGTTCTTAAAATGCCTTATTTGAAATTAGTTGAGTTTTTACAGAGTAAGTTTAATACTATGTTGACTGCGGCGGCACTTAAGAAATTTAAGGAAGATGGTGCTAATGTAACACCCGAACAATTAATATATTATATATCAACATACTTAGATCTATACCATAGATTACCGGCTAATTTACCACCATTATTGTTTATGAGTTTTGATGAACTTGAGCATACGTTAGATGGTATGGGGGATTTAACAGATGATATTAAAGATAAGACCGATGATTATGGGGATATTGAAACAATATATGACGATGATAACTTATTAATCTTCAAACCAAGTGGTAAAGAACAATGTATTAAATTGGCGAATGGAAGAAGTTGGTGTATTTCTAAATCAGGTGGTGGTAATATGTATTACAACTATCGTTTGGGTCATAATTTAACGATCTATTATGTTATCGATAAAGACAAACCATTTGGAGATCTTAACTATGCGGTTGTTATCTTAGTTGAGCCTTATGGTGGTAAGAGAATTGCCGATGGACAAAATATGTCTGGTGGATATTCAGGACACAAGAGAGAAGCTTGGTCCACGATTGTGAGTAAAGTTCCAAAACTACAAGGTAAAGAAGATTTGTTTGTTGCAGATCCATTGAGTACAGAAGAACAAAGAGAAATGAATAACTTTAAAAACACTTCTATTAACAAAGATGCGATTAAAGAACTTGGTAGTGAACAAGCGGCTGAAATGTGGCTTGAGATTGCAAGTCCTGATTTAACGTATAGAAGTAATGGTAATGATATATATAGTAATTTCACGGAAAATCTTAAACATAAATACTTAGGTTTGGGAATGGACTTGACTGCGGATATGATCAATAATTCTGAACCTAGTGTATTGAAATATTATGCGGCAAGAAAATTACAAGGGTTAATGTCAAAAAGTTTAGGTCAATTGAATGACACTGATATTGCATTCATCAATAGTCCTATAATGAGGGAGAATAAGAAAAAATTAAGAGAAAAATTCTCAGGTCAATTAGGTGGGGTTAGTAGTAGTGGTTATGTTGGTTTAGAGTATCCAAAAGATGACAACTCTAAGTATGTTGCATTATTTGGATTTGATGATTTCTTTGAACACATTCCAACCAACACAACTATGATCCAAATGGAAAATACGAGTAAAAGTACAATTGCCTTGGATATACCGGCAAGTATTGGTAAATTAACCGAATTAAAAACATTGATTATTGATAATATGGTTAAATCAATCCCTGAAAGTATTGGAAATTGTACCAAATTGAAATTTATAAACTTACCTAACAATCCACAATTAGAAAGTATTCCTGAAGCGTTTGGTGAATTATACTGTTTGAACTTCTTCTCAACTGAAAACTCAAACCCTAGTATGAGAATACCTAAAAAATTAGAAGAATATATGACAGAAGATGAAGGATTTTGGTTTATTAATTTCCCTCCTGAATTGAAAAAACATTGTGGACCTATAAGATCTTAATAATGAACGTAGACATAGAAATTTATATAAGTCAGCTAATACTCTTCTTTGAAAAAAACCCAGGTGACTTTATGGATCTTGTTGGTGAAGTACAAAAAGAAGAGTTCTTTCAGAAATTGAAAGAAAAATCTATTGAGAACCATAGTAAGGGTGAGGACTTTATATTAACCAAACAACAAATTATTGATGTTGTGGTTGACCTAAAAGCGCCTGAATTGAACCAAAAGTTACTTTATGCGAATAAAGTGGAAGGGTTTATCCAAAAAACTAAATTTGGTGACATCATATTAAATTAATTTTTTTATGTAAAGGCTTGTGGAATTAAAAAATTTGACTACCTTTGTAATGTACTAAAAAAAACTAATTATATGATCTATACTCCAGAATTAATCAAGTCAACGGCACCATCTATCTTCGCAACATCTCCATCGTCAAAATTGACAAACAAATATGAGTTTGTCCCTACGGACAAGATCATGGAGTTCTTCGATAGAGAAGGGTGGGAAATTTCATCAGTAAAACAAAATGGTAGAGGGATTCACGCCCTACACGAAGTAAAGTTCCGTAATGGACAACTTCCATCGGTTGGTGATACTTTGGTTGAAGCAATCATCAAAAACTCCCACAATGGGATGTCAGCATTTTCAATGAGTGCAGGTCTTCACAGATTGGTATGTAGTAACGGTTTGACTGTCCCTACATCAGTAGCGGACCAATTCCGAATCCGTCACAAAGATTTCCAACTTGATGACGTTAAAATGTTAACTGAGAGTTTCGCAAAGAAACTACCAATGATCCAACACTCTGTTGGACGAATGATGGAACGTGAACTTACTATGGATGAGAAAGTGGAGTTTGTTCAAAAAGCATCTAAACTTAGATGGGCAACAGGTTCAGTACCATCAACACTTGATTTGGTTGACTTGTTAACACCTAATCGTAAGGAAGATGAAGGAGACGACCTTTGGAAAATCTTCAACGTAGTACAAGAGAAATTTGTACGAGGTGGGGTTGAGTACAAATCACAAAGTGGTCGTAAGACAGGATTGAGAGGTTTGAAAAACATTATGGCGGTAAACGCAATAAACACAAAACTTTGGGAGACTGCTGAGTCAATGATCTAAAAGAAACGTGGGGTGAACAACCCCACTTTTTTAATTTATAGTTAATATGTTTAGACGGGAAAATGATTTTTTGGATATCTTAAAAGAAAGACATGATAAGTTATATGGTATCATTAAGGTTAATAGTACCATAGGTCTAACACCTAAAATATTAATAGAAAAGAAATTTGAAATTGAATATTTGGATAGTGTTGAGTTTGAATTTGAACTTAATCACTTAGAATCAATTCTTAAACATAAATCTGGGTTTTACTTATATTTATCTAAAATGGAGGTCACAGATATATCGTATCAGATGAAAATCTATTATGATATTGACCAATTAAACGAAGTATCATTCTTCATTAAAAACTTATCAAAAATTAAATAAAAATGGAAATTACAAGTATTGAACTACAAGAAAAAATTAACTCAGGAGAAAAGGTTATCGTAGAATTTTGGGCTGAATGGTGTGGTCCGTGTAAAATGATGAAACCTGTATTTGAAAGAGTCTCAAATAATAATACATCAAATGTTGGAATGTATACAATGAATGTGGATCTAAATAGAGAAGTTGGTGCAACATTAGGTATTAGAAGTATTCCAACAATCAAAGTATTCGAAAATGGTGAGGTTGTTGATACTAGAGTTGGAATGATGAACGAGGGTCAAATAAACGGGATTCTAACAGAGTTGATCAATGGATAAGTTAGCAATCATATTTTCAATGAAATCATGTGGTCATTGTAAAGTACTTAAGGAAATGTTAGATAAAGAAGACATACCTTATGTTGATAGAGATATTGACGAACATAGTGATGAATACGATATGTTTGTTTCAATAACTAAGAATGAATATGTTCCGGCATTTATGTTAATTGAATCACCAGGACAAGAAAATTCTAAAACTGAATTATACGCACCTGAACGAGATTTTAATGAACTTGATGAAGGAGTAACAATCATCAAAGAGTTTTACGAAAGATAATTAAAAACCCCACCTTATCAGTGGGGTTTCTTTTTAGAATATAATCACATCTTCCAATCTGTCCTGAACCAAGTATGGTTTTTCTCCCTCAGGATCCAATATGTCTTGGGTAAGGTCATAAGACTCCATTCTATTAGAGAAGTCCTCTAAATCGAAGTCAAACACATCTAAAATTAATGATTTGATTGTTTTGGTATTGTACATTGAGTTAACAATAATATTAATATCTATCTCATCATCTACTTTAGGTAAGAAATGGATATACATACTATCCGATCCTATTGTTGATGAAATTTGGTTAAGTATATAATGTGAGTAGTAAGCCATAGATCTACCTGTACGTAAACTATATCCATAAGGAAACTCAGAACTAATTGAGATTTCATTAAATGATTCATCTTCTTCTACAAATACTTTTTTGTTGGTACTAACTAAACCCTTCTCAATGGGGAATATCTCAACTCCGTATTTAATTATATTAATGATATTAAAATGTTCTAAACCTAATGATTTAAGTATAACCTTATAGGTCTCATTGAATTCGTTTTTTAACTCATCAATGTTAAGTTCTATTTCGCTTGTGGTCTGACCATTTACGACCATGAATACATCACAATCTGTTATTTGTATTATTGATCTTTCTTTTGGGTCAATTTTAGACACAATGAAATCGGCAAATAAATTTACTATGCCTCGTCTTGAATTTTTATTGATTAATCTCATATCTTTTTTTGTAATGAATATGAGTTTTAAATGGATATATAAATAGTTGACTTAAATATAGTCTCCGAATATATCATTTATATCTTTGTTGACTAAAGTATAATCCGGATAGTCAGGTATTCTAAAGTCTAACCAATCATATTCACCATCATCCATTAGTTGTTTCATCATACCGGTATAACTACCTTGGTAATCTAATTTATCTTCGTTATATTCACTACCCAAACGATTGGAAAGAAATTTTTCAACATCACGTTTGAAGTCAAGTATTTTAACATATTGTAACCATTTAGTTTTTTCACCTGATTGGATTTGTTCGTCAATTACCCTACCAACAAAGTGTCTACTCAATTCTGACCAAATTAAACCATATAATTCACTTTGATATGCTCCATTATATGCATTACTATGAATACTATATAATTCACTTTTTAAGTCGGATAAATCGTCACCAAGAAGTTGATTCATGGCATCTTCATCCTTTATTAATTCATCTAAATCTTCTTCTTTGATTATGAAATAACCTTCAGTTCCTTGTTCTTCAGACAAACCCTCAAAAAAATCTGAATCATATTTATCTAATGAAAACTCAACATTTCCAATTTCTCTGAATATATAATTTCTTAATTTTATAACATTTTCAACATCTAATTCATCGATAACATCTCTATATACATCATTAGTTGAATCGTAAAAATCTTCATAGTAATCTTCACCTAATACAAGTTTTGCAACATCTTTTGCCGTGGTATCACGACCACTATCATTGAATAGTTCGGCAAGTTCTGTACGGTCTCTTAAGAATAGGTAATAACCATCTGATCTTCTCTCAACATCAGTTAAAAGGTTTCCGGTTAACCACTCTAACCAAGGCTCAGGATCCGATTGTATTTTATATAAAAGAAAATCATTCTCAAGAACTTCTGGTATGGATTTATATTCAAAGTTATCCAAAAGTTTTGTTTTAACTAAAAAATCAAATGAGGGTACGTTATTGTAAGGTATGTTGGACAAGTCTAACTCATCGATTAAACCCTTTCTAAGTATAAAACTTAAAAATACTTCAATCTTATTATTGAATATTTTGGAAATTGCTTGCCAATTACCATCGTTAAATTCTTCTATTATTTCTTCAATATCATTCATACCTTATAAATATAAAAAAAGGTGGAAAATATTTCCCACCTCAACTTTTTAACCAATCACCGATTACTTTTTGTTGTAATACTTCTCAACAATTTTCTTTACCGACTCTTGAACCGTAGATTGATTCGCCGCTGGTTGTTTAGGAGCTTGTTGAGGTGCCTGAGCAGGTTGTTGATTTGCTTTATTTTTACATCCGCATCCCATAATATTTGTTTTACTAGGTTTATTTAATTATAAATATCAGATAGGACTCATATTTTGTAAACCATTAAATATTTATTGTAATATGAAAAAAGTTGTAAGAATTAATGAGGGTGAATTAATTGGATTAATAAAGAGTATTATTCTTGAACAAGATGATAGTGTCGAATATGAAGATTTTACCCCACAAGAATATATGGATCTATTAAAGTCTGTTAATTATAAGGCACAAGCCATTCCTAAATTTCCTGATTTCAGAGGTAAAAAAATAAGAGTTAAGGGTAACTTACACTTAGCGGGTTTAAAACAAATAACTAATTTAGGTGAGTTAATTGTGACTGGCGATTTAAATGTTCGTTCCTCAGGTATTGTAAATTTTGATGGTGTTACAGTTGGTGGTAGTTTAAATTATTATGATACACCATATTATCAAGAACTTGAGAGAAAAAAAGAAAGAGCGTTAAGACTAGAGGCAGAAGGAAGACGAGAAGAGGGTGTATGGAATTTAGATAATCCTGATATTGACGATGAAGGTTTAATGGCAAATGCCGTGTTTGAATATATGAGTCAACAGGGTGATATTGGGTATTTAAGTGATTCTGAACGTGAGGACCTAAAAGAATTTGAAAGATTAATGGAGGAACTTGAGGAAAAAATAGATAATGAGGAAGATCCTGATGTTCTTGATGAATTGGATATGGAACGTAGCGACCTTCAAGATGATATAGATAGTCTTAAGAGAAATGATAATGATGTTTATGATTTAATACCTCATGGTACCCATTATGAATTACATTCATTTAGATCTGTACATGATGATGTAAGTGGTAATGTTTATGCGGTTGGAACTGAAAGTGAGGCGGATGATTCTGTTGAACAGTATTATGAAGAAATGGTAAATGATTTAAGTAATTTTGATAAAAATACTTTATCATATCATATTGATGGTGATGAGGTTGCGGAATATTATGAAGATATGATTCGTGAATGGGTTACTGATGATCCGACCAATTATGGTATTAGTAGAGAAACTAGTAATAGTCAAGATAGAGAAATTGAAAGACTACAAAACCAAAAAAGGTCCCTTGAAATAGAAACCTATTTGATTAAATGTGGTGCCAGATCCCCACTTACGGAAGAAGAAGTTGAGAGTGTTAAATACTTCAAATTTAACGATTATATGGATAACATTTTAATTGTTGAGTGGTCTGAAAATAAATGGCAAATTTACCAAAATGGTAAAAAAGTTGATGAAGTTTATTATGAAGATGATGATGAGGATGGTGAACATGAATCAGATAACGAATCAAGGTCAGATGAAATTGAAAGTGAAATAGAAGACATTGATGTTGAAATACAAGATATAAAAGATGATCCAGATGGTGACTTAAATGATGACGAGGTGGAAGAAGCGGTTGAAGATAAGTTACAAGAAATTAAAGATGATCCTGCAAGTTGGTTAAATGACATGGGTGATGATTTTAATAATTTTGTTGATAAAGGAAGTTTATTACGTGATTTAGTTGACGAGGCAGATTATAGTGTAATAAATGGATATGACGGTAATTATGATACAGTTTCAGTTAATGATTCAACTTTTGTTGTTATGAGAATTGACTAATACCTTTACAGAATACAATTATATCATTATGTTTATGTTTAATGGCAAGAAAGAAAAAAATAGAATTTGTAATGGGCACCGATTGGATGTTCGAAAAGCCAATTGATAGGGAACATAAAGAATATAAGTTACTATCATATTTCCAACGTATGGGTGAAAAGTTAGATAACATGGAACTTTATCCTGGGTTTATAGAATTATCATTACATTTAGCGAACATACAAACACTTATCAGGGATAAGAAAATTATTTACACAAATAAAAAATTTAATTCAGTTGATGACGAACTTTTAGTGAAAGATCTTAAAGTTAAAAGTGTTCCTGAGATGTCAACTGATGAGTATGAAGAATTCACAAAGATTTTACAATACACGGCACCAAGGATGTTAGAATATTTCAACATTGCAAAATCTGTGTGGACAATAGTTTTTGATAGTATTGAAACAAAATACAGGAAGAACAAAAAAGAAATTTTATCCAACAAAGGTTTCTTCTTTCATTTAGATAAGAGAGACAACAAGTATTATGTTTGGGAGTATGAGGTATCTCCAGCAGCTAAAAGATCTCCTGAAAGTAAGACAAGTGTTAAATTAATTTATTGTGATGATAAAACCAAATTGACAATGCCAAAGATAATAACTACATTTTCTGAAACTGAAAACAAAACAAAATTACCGGTATTAGAAATGATTAGTAAAGGTGATTTCCCAATTGAAGAAACATTATTACCCTTATTTAAGAGAAAAACAATAATGTTAATTAATCAAGCGAGAAATTACAATATAGAACAAGAGGACAAGAAAAAAGAAAAAGAATTTTTAGAAGATTAAACATGGGTTTTAACAAAAGATTTTTAAAAAAAGAAAACATCCTTATTCACCTTAAAGATATTATGACTTATTTAGATGCCGACGCAGTAATGTCTACGGATGAATTTTCACGCAATGTCTATAGGATGTTTAATGAGGGGAAAAGTGAGGAAGAAATATTAAAATACATAAATGATAATAAATAAATTATTATGGCAAACGGAGTACATAAAATAACAGAAGATTTTGAAAGATCACTATGTGATTATACTGGATCACCATATGCGATTGCGTTGGATAATATGAGTAACGCATTATTTTTGGCATTATATTACGAAAAGAATATAAAGAAAAGTTTAACCACAGATAAAATAGACTGTCCTTCAAAAACATACCCATCCGTACCGTGTGAGATTATTCACTCAGGGTTAAAGGTTAACTTTACTCCTGTTGAAGGAGACATGATTAAAGGTGCATACCAACTATCACCAAGTAATGTATGGGACTCTGCCTTGAGGTTTACTGCCGATATGTATATCCCAAAAACACATATGTGTCTTTCATTTACGGGACCATATAAAACATTAAAATTGAGTAAAGGTGGTGCAATTTTAACCGATGATTATCAAGCAATGTTGTGGTTCAAAAGAGCTCGATTTAGTGGGAGAAGAGAATGTTCATATCATGATGATAATTTTGATATGTTAGGGTGGAACTTTTATATGATGCCTGAGTTGGCAGCGAGAGGATTACTTATGATGAGTCAGTTTTATAATTTGGATGGTTCTAAGAGACATAATCAAGATTTAGAGTTACCATACCCTGATCTATCTAAATATGACATTTATAAACAATGATTAAAGCACTAATTGGTAATGGTGGTCACGCAAGAGAAGTGATGGCTCAAATGGGAATCAAACTCGTTAGGTTTGTCGATGATCAATATATGAGTAATGATACATTACCATTATCTGAATTAGATATAGAGAAATATGAGGTAATGGTTGCTATTGCGGATCCAAGAGATAGGTACGATACAATCCAAAGACTACCTAAGGGTGTAAGATTTTTCACATTTGCACACCCAACCGCATTAATAATGGATGATGTTGAAATTGGTGAAGGTAGTTTTATTGGGGCAAATTCTATTTTAACAACAAATATTAAAATTGGTAAACACGCAATATTAAATAGAGGTAATCATATTGGACATGATTGTGTGATTGGAGATTTTTTTAGTGCAATGCCAGGATCGGTAGTATCAGGAAATGTTAGAATTTATGACCTTGTATATTTAGGAAATAATTCAACAGTTAAAGAAAAGTTATCAATCCATTCTCTAACTACGATAGGTATGAATGGTGCGGTGGTTAAACATATAGAGGAATCTGGAACATACGTGGGTGTACCTGTAAAAAAAATAAAATAAATGGAAAAAGAATGTGTATGTGGAGCTAACGTACTTTGTATGTGTCCTCCACCAAAAATGGAACAAGTAAATCACCCCCAACATTACGGAGGAGAAGATAACCCTTATGAAGCAATCAAAGTAATTGACGCTTGGGAATTAGGATTCTCATTAGGAAATACGGTAAAGTATATATCAAGGGCAGGTAAGAAAGATTCGGATAAAGAATTACAGGACCTTAAAAAGGCGTTATGGTATTTAGAACATCATATTGAAACATTGGAAAAAAAATGAGAATAATAGTTACAGGTGGTTTAGGATTTATAGGTTCCGCCTTTATAAATCATTTAATGGATAACTTTGACTGTGAAGTTCTTTGTGTTGATAAACTCACATATGCTGGTAAAAGAAAGAATGTTAAACATAGTGTACCTTTTTTACATAAAGATATATGTGACGTTACTGAAATGGATTTGGGTGCGTATGATTACATAGTACACTTTGCTGCCGAATCCCATGTTGATAATTCAATAACAAATGGTTTACCCTTTGTGAAAACAAATGTTGAAGGGACATTTAATTTATTGGAGATCTCAAGAAAAAACAAAAAACTTAAAAAGTTTATACACATCTCAACGGACGAAGTATATGGTGATATGGCAGATCATTTTACATTAAACCATACCGCCTCAGAGGAAGAAGGAATAAAACCTAGTTCATATTATTCCGCAACAAAGGCGGCATCTGATCTCTTAGTCTTATCGGCAAATAGAACATATGGTTTACCGTACCTAATAACAAGAACTTGCAATAATTTTGGGGAACATCAGTTTGATGAAAAATTTTTACCTAAGATTGCTAAATCAATCATGGAAAACAAAGAAATACCGGTATATGGTGATGGGGAACAAATAAGAGAATGGATGTATGTTTACGATAACGTAAAGGTGATTTGTGATTTAATGTTTGATGATGAAATTGTAAATGAGACATTTAATATTGGTACGTCATTTAGAGTAAGTAATATGGATATTGTGAAAAAAATATCCTATATTTTGGGTAAAGATGTGAATGTTAAACACGTTGAGGATCGTTTAGGTCATGATAGAAGGTATGGTTTATACTGTGATAAAATGAAAAAATATTATATTAATAAACGAGTTGAAATACCTAAGTTCTTGAATTTATTTGATTACTTAGAGAATCAATACAAAAACAATAAGTAAATATGGAATTAACTTTAACACAAAAGAATCATATTCAGGATCAATATGAGGGATTAAAAAATGATGAACAAACACTTGGGGAATTACATGGAATAATTGTAGATTTTTGTGTGGACCAAGATATTGTTGACCTATCTGAAGATGAAGATGGGGATATGTTCGAGGAGTTTTCAAACAATGTGTGGGATTATTTAGAAACAATAAATTAAAGAAATGATAGAAACAGGGAAAATAATAAACGGGGATTGTGTTGAGGTAATGAAAACATTACCTGAAGGATCTGTGGACTTAATTTGCACATCACCTCCATATGGTGTTGGTATTGCTTATGATGTACACGACGACGATGTTGAATTTGATGAGTATTTGGTATTTGCAAAAAATTGGTTAACCGAAGCTTACAACGTACTAAAAGATGATGGAAGAATTGCCTTGAATATTCCGTATGAAATCAATCGTCAGAAAAAAGGTGGTCGAATCTTCTTCGTTTCTGAGATGTATCAGATAATGAAAGAAATTGGATTTGGGTTCTTTGGTATCGTTGATCTTGAAGAACAGTCACCACATAGAAGTAAAACTACTGCGTGGGGTTCTTGGATGAGTCCTAGCTCACCATATATTTATAACCCAAAGGAGTGTGTTATATTGGCATACAAAAAACACCACATCAAAAAGGTTAAAGGAGAACCTCAGTGGAAAGGTACGCCGACTGAAATTGAACAGGAGGACGGAACCATAAAAAAGAAAGTTGTATATGAGGAAACGGATAAGAAAGAGTTTATGGAGCTTGTGTTTGGTCAGTGGAATTACTTTGCAGATACTAAATCACTCACCAAGGCGACCTTCTCAATGGACATACCCACCAAAGCGATTAAAATACTATCCTACAAAAACGATGTAATATTGGACCCATTTGCGGGATCAGGAACAACATTAGTTGCGGCTCAGATATTAGAACGTAGATGGTTAGGGATTGAGTTAAGTGAAAATTACAAACAAATTGCCGAGACAAGGATTAATTATTTCAAGGCATTAGAACAAATAAAAGAACTCCCACTATAATCAGTGGGAGTTTTCCTTTTTTCTTAGTATTTATTACGATGGAAGACGAATACGACAATATGGTTGGGGATCACACTATCTGTGAATTTTAATTAATTGTAACCCACTTATTTTTAAAATTATAATTACTTGCACAATATCGTGCGTAATCATTAACCAATGGTCTTCCTGTGTTATAACATCCGCACACAATAGACCAATCTTTGTATTTAGCGTACAATCTATTAAGTAACTTCATACTTGTTTCAACATTCAATCTTATATCATTGGTTAATCTTTTTTTCCCGTAATTAACTTTATTAATATAATCAGACGTTGAAGGCATAATTTGCATCGGACCAACCGCACCTGCAAAAGATTCTTGATAAGGGTTATAGTTCCAATGGAAGGGTCCCAAGTATCTTGTTTCCATGTA